TTATTTCTTTACTTTCTTTATATAGTCTTTCTTTATTAGTCACGGGTTTCTCCGACTCGGGAAAATCCCGACTCGGCTTTTTACCGAGTGGGAATTCATCTTCAGCTTGAGGTTCGTCATAGACAAAATACTCCCAGCCTCCGGGGTTCGCTCCACTGCATGGTTTCCGAAATACATACCGATTAGCGATCAATTCGTTCATTCCAGAAACAACCGACTCGTATCCATCGGATGATGCCTTGGCTAATTGAGAAAGATATACTGACCAGCGATCCGGTTTTGATAGCAGATAGCACAGCATAGCTTTTGCTTTGAAACTCAAGTTGGGATTGTTTAGCATTTCGTTCGGAATGATTGTGTAGTTTACCTTCCGTTTTTGTCGTATTATGTTTGGCATATCGCTTTTCACCTAGACCCCTCTTCCCAATTTGCATCTTCATTCAATACCCACTTCTTGTCCTCGTTGAGTTTCAAGAACCGAAGTCCAACCAATGTCATAAAGGCGTTGTGCGCCTGCGTTTCTGTGATGCCAATAATGTCGGCGACAGATTGGATTTCTTTCTCATCAAATCCGCCATCATAATTATCAATGACTGCGAATACTTGTTTCTTCCTATCGTCGATTATCGACAATCTGAATATTTCTCTGCGAACGAAGATTCCCCCGTTCTTCTCTAATGGATTCATTTTAAAAAGGCGGTCACTTGTAGCGGCAGAATAAACTGGCGAACTGACAGATGAGAGTGGTGGAACCACTACAAGCGACCATATATTTATTGTTCAATTTATTTTTATTCTATTGTTACCTTTTACTTCGGCTCTCACCCCGAAGGCGTGATTTCTCACACGCAAAAAAACTACTAGATGTTGTATACCGTGTCAAGCATCTTTTTTATCGGAACCGATAATTACTCTATGTCGATTGTTGCGATCCCGCCAGCAGACCAGTCTTCTAGTTTATCGGTCAGAACCTCCCAAACATCATCGGCATCACTTTTGGTTTTGCATTTAAAGATGGATCGGCGTTCCGCGAGTCCCTTGTCTGTAATAAAAAAATCACACTTGATGACAGTAGAGGATTCAAGTCCGCAAGCGACGAGGATGGAAGTATTGTTTGGCTTGAGAGCCATCATCAGAATGCCTTCATCATTTTCGTAGGTAGCGATGAAAGGTTTTTCTAGCGCGACAGCTAAAGACATATTTGTGACAAGGACAGTCTTGCGAACAGCAGCAAGAAGTTCTTCTGCAACACTATTGTCCTTGTTTGTGTTATCCATAATTGCGAATGGTATCAAAAATGTATTGACCTGTCAATAGTTCTAGTTTAATTTTATTCAAATGAAACATCCATTAGAAGAAGCCTACGATAGTTGCATGATGGCTTACGAGCAATCACGCACTGTTCGTTCTATTGGACGGAGGACTTTCGCCCAGCAACTACGTGAGACTCGAAAGAAACTGAACATGACTGTTAGGGAGCTAGGAGAAAGAATCGGAGTGACAGGATCGTTAATCAACCAGATTGAAGTAAACTCCAAGAGCATTCTTAAAAAAGAACAGGTAGAAAAGATTATCGAACTTTGCTTGGCTTCCTTAAAACCAAAAATCAATACCAATGTTGCGAAGAAAAACGCCGCTTAAAGCCAAGTCTGGTTTTAAGAAACGGGGAGGAAAGTTAAAGCCACTATCTGGATCAAGAAAGGTTAAGAATGCCGACTACGAAAAAGCCAAAGCAGAATACTTTGAAGAGAAAAACTACCAATGTGAAATATGCAACCAAGCCGCAAGCGACCTGCATCACAAAAAAGGTAGGGGAAAATTCTTGTGTGAGAAGTCAACTTTCATGGCTTTATGCAGAGCCTGTCACAACAAGTGCCACCACGAAGTAGGGTGGGCAAGAGAGAATGGTTACATAATCTATGACTACAAATAATACGTTTGAGCCTCGCGTCATCTGCGAGGGAACTGAAGTAAGCGAGAATCAATATAAGATTCTTTTCCAGCAGAAGTTCAATCAATGCTGGGTTCCTAAGAAGGACATCCGCCTTAAAGAAACTCTAGGATTTATTGGTGGAGAAAAGATTATCCGTATCGTAGTTCCAGAAGAAGTAGCTAATACTTTGGAACTTGAAGGGATAATGGATTAGTCTTCGCCCCAGTCATCTACAGAATACTCTTCGTCTTGGGAGTATTCGACTGGCTTTTCGTCCCGCGCCCAGAATCGGTTAGTTGGAACTGCTTTATCGTTTCCGATAAAAACAAGTCCATTGCGCCGCGCCATTTCGAGTGCATAGATCAAACTATCACTTAAGTCAGGCGAGTAACCTGTTCTTCCCTTTAGATCATCTTTAGTTTCGATGGCAATCTTCTTGGACTTAATCGTGTATCGACGCAGACAAAGCTCCCGCGCCAGTTCAGATGCAGGATCAATACCAAATATAACACGGCTCTTGAAGGCGTGATAGCAAGAGTAGTAGTATTCAGATACCAGCCTATCGTAAACATCCTTACACGGGCGTCTATCGACTTCAGCGGCGAGTCGGTCAGTAGGTTTACCCATAGATGAGATAAGAGCGATAGCCGCGCCAGTAGAGTCAAATCGTAGCCACTCACGAATGATAGCCTGCCCTACTCGTCCACCATCACCAGAAACGTCCATACCAAACTTGGATGGCTGAATCCCAGCGGCACGGCACAGAGACACAACTTCCGTAGCGAGTTGGATTTCAAACTCAGCGGCGGCATTAGCGGATAGCTGAATGACCTTCTGACTTTCGAGATACATGACACGATTGCGAGTCCCGCGAACAAACCCTAGCTTGGCGATAGTGAGAACGCATCTATCTCCACCAACTGTAAAAGCGGTATCGAACCCAGCTACCTTGGTAAATCCTTCAGAATCCCAGAGTGGTTCTTCGTTTGTATCAGCATTACGGATCAGATCAGCGGTGAGAATCGTTTGAGCAAATCCAGACTTAGGCCACCAGCCAATAGCGTTACGAACATAGTCGATAGCATTCTCGTCTCCGTAACATTGTTTAAGCATGATCTCCTGCTTCTTCCGATCCATAAGGAACGGGAATGGAGATGGTTCGCTCGCAGGCGCGGCGAAGTTAGGAGAACGCATACCATTGTAGAACAAGCAAACGCCAGTTCCAGTCTCCCACTTATCCATGTCTGGACTAACCGAATCGAAGCTTGAGCAACCATTCGGCATGGCCCAGCGGGTGTGAGGATTGTCACCAGCAGATGGGTTTCCAATACCAATGAATGTCACATCATTGTTAGCTGATAAGTTAACCTTGGCGGTAATCGCGCCTAGTTCCATTTCGGGCAACTCATCAAGTGCTAATCGAACACGATCATTCTTACGACCACGGGTGGTATCAATAGCCTTCTGTCCCTCGTTACCGGATTGGAATGCAAGAGCCTTGATAGCATTTCGGTAATCTTTATCCTCATCATTGGACGCACCGCCCCATACGATCATGTGGCGATAGTCAATGAGTTTACCAAACTGAACGGCGGCACACTTCCATAACTTAGAGATGATACCCCAGATACGATCTTCGGAAGCACCGAGAGTTGTAGTGGCAACCCAAGAAGAAGTGCAATGCGGAGCAGAACACCAATCAAGATATACCCACAGACCAACAGGAAAAGATTTACCCATCGAAGCGGCCCCAGCTAAACAAATATCTGTATTGTTACAAAGCTCCTCAAGCGTCCTCAATAACTGGGTATTGGTATATCCGCGATTGTAGATAGAAACTTCAGTCGGCCATTGTAGTTTAACGGCATTGATGAAATGCTCGTGCGGTGATAGTAATTTAAAGTCACCGATATTGATATTATGTTTAGTGCAATACTCTTTCCCATACTCTCCGCGACTGATAGCGTAGCAATATAACTCAATACCAAGATCATCCATGTGTTCTGGAAACTGAATACCATATTTACGAATTCCTTTGTTTGAAGAAAAAGCTCTTGACATATCAATAAGAAAATATATTTTCCGTGCAAAGGCAAGATGAAACTGAAAAACAAAAATCTCGCACCAGTCGGAGGCTGGTTCTGGCGTTATGAGATCAATCGTGATAAGCTCACATTTCCAGCGATTGTTTACGGAAGCACATTCAATAGCTTGATGCAAAATATCCGAAAGGATTATGCATCGAATGGAGTTGAAGTTCCTGCCAATATCGAGCAGATGGTAGAAGATCAAATTTGCCAGCGTCAACCAAGTGATCGTTGCTGGTATAGTGATGGTCTTGGTGATAGGCTCGCTCAAGTGATCCATACTGTAGCAAAGACAACAGACAAAGTTCTTGGAACTAAACTAGAGCATAAGGCTCGCGGATGTAGTTCGTGTAACAAACGAAGAAATGCCTTGAATTCATTAGCGTAAAAGATAAAAATATAATCCTATGCTTTCAATTGGTAACGACTCATTTTCCCTTGCTACCTTAGACCAAGATGGCAAACCACCAGAAACACGAATCTCCAACGCCTCACACGCTTGGAACATCGCAAATCATCTGCGCCTTGCAAACATCGGACGCGAGAATAAACGCATCCGTATCTATAAGGCTTACAAAATGTTCCCCCCGACAGGATACAGCAAGCTCGCTGAGAAACGCCTTCCTTGGCAATCTGATGTGAACTACGGACAACTTGGGTTTATTGTTGATAACCAAAAGTCCAGTTACTACGATGTAATTACAGAACGTCAGGCGTGTTGCACGATCAAGACAAAATTCGGCAATGAAAAAGAACGACTTGTTAACTCAGAGAATATTGGAATTGCCTTCGACCAAGCAATCCGCGAATGGCCCGGATACCTCTACAATACAGAGCAAGACCTTGAAGAAATGCTTCTGTATGGAAAGGGAATCGGAATGTGGGATTCACCCATGGGATGGATGCCAGAACACGTCTTCCTATCCGACCTTCTCTTTCCAGACGACATTAGGATCGACTTCTGCAACCTTGAGGAGTTTGTTCGCCGTGTCCGTCTGACACCATACGAACTCTACAAGAAGATCGAGAATCGTGCGGCGGCAGAAGCAATGGGCTGGAATGTTGATGCGGCTATTGATGCTATCCGATTCCACCGCGCCTTCAGCAACCACCGCAAGACCCGCGAGGATTTCTTCCGCACGATCAGCGAAGCAGGATTCAACTGGTCGCTCTCTGTGAACCAAAAGATTGATCTCTACGAAGTATACTGGAGAGAGTTCGACGGCAAGATCAGTAAGGCGATTATCCTTCAAGATTACCAGCCAATCGCTGATTATATTAACTCCAACATTAAAGGTGGAGGAAAGATCAGCGAAGATGATGTAAGAACCCAGCATGGGTTTATGATGCTCAAAGTAGGACTCTTCAACTCATGGGATGAGATCATGTATATGCTGACCGATTCGGTTGGCAGCGGACTCTTCCAAGATATCAAGAGCCAAGCCGAGTCTGCGTTCGTAGCCTGCCGTCAGTATGACTTCACGATGAACTCGCTGGTAGATGCCGTTCGTCTCAACTCTATGTTGATGATCGAAGGTCAAGGCCCAGACTCAACTAAGATGTTGAAGCAGATGGAATGGTTGCCAATCAGCGTCATGCCAGATGGGGCGAAGTTCATCCAGAACCGCTTCCAACTCCCAGTAGCAGAGAGCATGGGATTCATGCAGTTCTTCATGGGAGATATGTATAGGGGCATGGGGCAGTATCGCATCAACGCTCCGACTGCTGGAGGAAAGCAACGCACGAAAGGTGAAGCAGAGTTAGATGCGGCTGAATCCGCTAAACTATCTGGAACACAGATTCGCCGATTCAATGAATGCCAGACTCTTTACTTTAAACAACTCTACAAACGCTTTGTAAATGCCAAGTCCAGCGATGATGGATATGAGTATGTGAAGAAGTTCTACGAGATTCTTGAAGAGCTTAAAACTCCAAGGGAAGCCGCGCAATGGAAGAACATCACCAGTATCCGTTCCAACCTTATCAATGGTGCAGGTAGCCCATCGTTCAAACTCATCACGGCTGAGAAACTATTGCAGATCACAGCAATCACCCCAGCGAACGAAGGTCAAGAGAACGCAGTTAAGGACGCAATTGCGGCACTTTCTGGACGAGACAATGTAGCTCGCTACCGGAATACCAAGATCAGCAAGATTGATGATACGACTCGCGTTATCGGATTTGAGAATGCTGGTATGACTGATGCGTTCGTTAACCCAGCCAACTTCCCTGTGCTGCCAACCGATCCGCATATCGAACACGTTCAAGGTCACTTCCAAGACTTGGTTATTCAGTTGCAGATCAATATGCAGTCTATCCAGCAGGGTCAGCCGAATATAGATGACCTATCGCTGGCGATGCGATCCATTAAATTCAAGGGTGGTCACATCATGGCGCACGTCGAGTATATTGCGAAAGACCAAGGCAAGCAGGAATTCTTGAAGCAATTCATGCAGGGAATGAATGATGCTCAGAAAATGGCCGACGAACTTCAGTCTGTATACGTGGAGATGGCGCAAGCCGAAGCTCAAAAGCAAGGTCAACCAAACTCAGAGGAAGACATCAAACTTCAATACCTCGCCGCCAAGTCCGGTATCGAAATCGACACCAAGAAGAAGCTCGCCGATATTTCGATTGGCAAGGCATCTATCAGCCACGCTCAACGCACCGAGCAGCGCAAGGAACAAGGTATCACTCAACTCGCTCTCCAGAAAGCCAAGGCTCGCGCCGAGATTCAAAAGGCAAAAGCGAAAATGGCAGCAGAGCAAGGAGAACCAATGGAGGAAGAGGTAGAGATGGAAGAAGAAGAGACAGAAACCGAAGAGGTAGAGACTCCAGAAGGAACTGAAGAAGTTGAGATGGAAACTACACCAACACCAATGCAACCACAATGACAACCGAAAAAGTAAAATCCCTATGCGCGGCAATAACAGCACACGAAGATTGGAACAAGCTACAGGCATACCTGTTGCTTAACGTAAACCCACCAGAAGGAGTAACCACACTTATCCATGCAATCAAAGCTATTGATGCTATTGGAACAGAAGAACAAGGAGCATTCAAAAAAACCAAGTCTTCTTCAAGAAATAAAGAACCTAAAGACGGCACGATTGACCCAGACCTTGACGAAATCTAATTTATGGCAGACACCGACAACACAGCAGAAGTAATCGCAGAACTGAAATCAAAACCTCAAGTTCCGATTAAAGGCAATACATCTGACTTCCTAAAGAAGTTCAGCAAACAACAAGCTGACGATGGCAAGCCTAGTGCTACCAATGTCGGTGATCCAAGTCTTGGAATACCTAAATACAATGAAGAAGAACCGCCCGAAGAACCAACCGGAGTCACCGAAGCTGAAATCACAGCTGACCGCACAGGTAAGAAAAAAGGATTCGTTGAGCGACAAATCGAAGAGAACCGCAAGCTCAAAGAAGAACTGGAGAAATACAGGAAAGAAGAAGTCCCCAAGTTTGAAACCAAAATCCAAGAACTTGAGCGACTGGTATCCGAGTCAACATCGACCAAAGAAACCAATCACTACCAAGAACAGCTCAACAAAGCCATGCAAGAGAAGCTGGACGTTGAGCAACAACTATCTGAGCAGATCAAAGAATTGCGAGGAAAACTGGATTTCCACGATATCACAAGCAATCCTGACTTTAAAAAGAATTACCTCGACCCTATCAAGAATACTTATGATAGCGCGAGGCAGTTGCTGGCGAATGATCCAACGCTTCTTTCAACATTCTCCCGTGCTGTCAATGCAAACGCCTCCATCTTCAATGCGGCATCCGAAGAAGATCGTCGGGCAGCAGAAGCAGACCGAGATCAAGCGTTCGAAGAAATCACGAACTCGCTCTCGCAATTCAAGCAATACCAGTTCGCAGAACAAGTCAACAGCTTCATCAAAGCAACTAACAGCCACCATTCAGCTCTTGTCAACTTTGAAGAAACCAAGCAGAATATCCTTCAAACCGCAAAGCAACGCGAGCAAGAAGGGCGCAACAAGTATCTGAATCAGTGGCGCGATGGGTATAAGACTACCCAGCAAGAAATTGATAACGCTACTATGATCCCAGATGTAGTAGCTGAATACATGAAAGAAAAGGGAATCAAGTATGACTTATCCCGCGATGAGGCTATCGCATTAGCAGCCACCCAGCAGAGTAATGAGCAGGCATCGGTTGAAGACATGAACCGCCTTATCAACCAAGGACGGGCTTATCAGAAGTTACAGGCTCAACTAAAAGCATACCAAGAGATGGTAAGAGAAAAAGACGAGTATATTTCACAACTGAAAGGATCGTCACGCATCTCTTCATCTCCAAGTGCAACAGATTCCCAGAAGCCAAGAATGAGCATGACGGAGGGACTGGCCGCGAAGATCGCAAGATTCTCGCCGCAAAATCGAGTAACTGCATAGCCCATCATTCCTAATTCTGGTTCATAGGGGGGGAGGTAGAATTTTGGCCTACCTCCCCCTAACTTTTTTGTTTGATAAACAAAATTTATGATGTAATTATCAATTTATGGAATCCAGCAGAGCATACAAAAGGGGCTTTAAAAGAGAAGATGGGAAAATATTTTGGACAATAGTTAGGGGTAAATACGAATATTGGATAACTGAAGAAAAATACAATGAATTCCAAAAAAAGCATAGATTGTATGACAAAAAATATTCAAACAAAGAAGAGTCATTAATCAAAAAGAAAGAAAGAAATAAAACATATTATTTACAAAACATAGAAAATGAAAGGGGTAGAGCGAGAGAAAAAAGAAATAAAATGACTCCAGATCAGGCGTTAAGGTTAAAAGAGTATAAAAAAAATTGGCACAAAAAAAATGTGTTTAGGAAAATGGCATCGAAACACAAAAGGAGGGAAAGGGAGAAAAACAATACTCCTCTTACAAAAAATCAAATTGCAATTATTGCAACGCTATACAATCAATCAAAAAGATTGAAGAAAACTTTGGGAATTGAATTTCATGTTGACCATATCGTTCCATTGTTTATGGGCGGAAAGCACGATCCAAGCAATCTTCAAGTGATACCAGCAACTATAAATCTTCGTAAGAGCTATAATAAAATTTTTGTTTGGTCAGAAAAAAACTCTTGACATATATTCTATCATCCATATTTTCGTCGCAACGGGATAGACGAAATTATCGGAAACGATAAAATTAGTGCGTGGGCGAACCCGGCCTTGGAGTTATAGTTCTCCAATAAAAAACTATTCCGGACTGGTTTCGCAAGAAACACCGAGGGTTGAACTCCGGCTCGAAAACAACAAGCATTCGCTTGGGGCTTTCGGGCCTTTTGCGTTTGCGAACTAAACTAAATCAAACAAAAATCAAACTCTAACAAAATAAATATTATGGCATCAGATCAGCTATATTTCAATTCATGTGCCGAGATTGACAGTTTCTTCCGCGAGGGCCGCGAATATTTCAACGACCTCTATGTGAAGAAGCTCGTCACTAACTCTGCATACTTCACCCGTTTCGAGGAACAATCTTGGCCCTTGAACCACACAACCGAACAGAAAGCTTTCCGCTTTGGCCGTGGATTCCACGATCCTTGCACCCCTTTCCGTGCGATCAACGACACCTACTGCGAGACTGATTCTTGCGATAGCAAACCAGAAGTCATCCAACGCCCCGGCACGGAGAGCTACACTTTCGAGCTTCTCCGCAAAGAGATGACCACTGACTGGATTTGCGTTGAGAGCCTTCTCTACCGCCTTTTCCCTGCTGAAGAGATCCTTCAGTTTGAAGAGTCGAATGCCCGTATCACCAAGAACGTTCACGAAGAATTCCTTCGTAGCAACTACATCGGTGGTTCTGGTCACAAATGGATGGGCATCACTACGGATGACGGAACCTACTGCGGACTGGTCGATGACCAAGCATGGTTCGTCCCCGAACATACTCTCAACAGCGAAGCCGGTTACGACCTTTGCGCGATTCGCGTTAAGCTCGCTCCTGCTGACCTCAACAAGATTGCTTACCTCTCGCTTGATATGCTTGATGACGCACTCGTTGACCTCCAAGACGAAGATGACGCTTTCCGCCTTGATCTCCAAGACGCGACTGGTCAGCCTTTGCTCGACATCGTTATCCCTGATCCTCAAGTTGGCCGTGCGCTTTACTTCCAAGCCAAGCGCAACAATGGTTACTGGGATGCTAACACGGACTTCGATGAGCGTCTTACCCGTCTGAAGCTCGGCATCAATCGTATCATCGGCGACTACGCCTTCGGTTACGACATCAACTCCGCTCGCTTCAACGCTGACACTGCGTTCAACGCTGGTCTGGCTCCGTTCAATGAAGCTGATCCTGCTACTTGGGCGCGTCTCGTTCGCGTTCCTCGCTACATCAAGACTGTCATGGAACAAGGCTGCGCGTATGTCCCGAACAAAGCCTACCGCAATGCCGACTTCGGTATCTCGGTTGCTATGGTCAACAAAGCCATGTGCAAATGGACGATGCCTTCCTCGCCTGGTTACGGCCAAGCCCAACAGATGACCCAGAACTACGCTGGTGATTGGGACTGGAAAAACCCTGATTGGGAGTGCAACCGCTGGCGTAAATCGGGCTTCTATCAAGCCCAGTTCCGTCTTGCCGCACAGGTCAAAGACCCAACCATCATGCACACCTTCTTGCATCGTATGCCAAAGAGCAAGAACCTCTATGGTTCCTGCTGCGAAGTGCAGAGCTACATCGTCCCTGAGAACAATCAGGACTGCTATAGCTGCGCTGGCGTAGGTGACATCGTTGTGCCTTCCTAAAGTTAAATAAGGGGAGGGGCTGTTAAAGCCTCTCCCCATAACCTTAAATAAAATTAAATATATGTCTAATAAACGACCACTCGCTTATGATCGCGTCAACCTGTTTGGCCCGATTGCCGTTAACCTCCTCGCTGCTGGAGACGCTGAACTCTTGGTTCTTAACGACCAAGACACTAAGTTCTTCCCAACCAGCATCGTTCTGGAGACTGCCTACGCTCGCGGAACTACTGCCACCGATCCAGTTGTGATAGTTGACAACGGAACCACTGGCGAAAACATCACTGGTTCGCTTACCATCACAGACGCTCTTGACAACCAAGGCCGCTACAATCCTCTTGCGATTGCCGCTAACCCTTACGTTGTTACTGGTACTGGAAAGCTCCGCTTGCTGAAAAGCACTGTGGGTGCTGGTCAAGCTACCGCTACTCGCTCCCGCACTTCGGGCGTTGCTACCATCGTTACTGCCGCTGCTCATGGATTCTCCACGGGCGACACCATTACGATTGCCAGCATGACCGACAGCACCTTCAATGACGTGCAGGCGGAAGTAACCGTTATTGACTCCACCACGTTCACTTATGCGAACGCTGGTGTTGATGTTGTCTCCGGTGCGGATACCGCAGGACGTGTTGGCGCACTCTACGTGAATGCCTACGTTGTTGGTATCTACTACTAATCACTAATCTGGGTGGGGGAGTTACATTCTCCCTCACCCTAACCATTTTCTTATTATGGCTTGTTTCACCTCTCTTCCTTACCGCGATAAAACCTATCCATTTCTTCAAACTATTTTTGCTGCTACTGAACTTTCTCCCATTTCTTTTGGGTGTTATGATGCAGCGACTGATGCCGTTAAACTCTATCAGTTCTACCTCGGCTTTGCAACCATCGGTGGCCTCACCCCAGTTACTCAAAATTGCTTTGTGCAAAAAACTGAAGACCAGCAATTTTTCCTCGTTAACGAGGCTCTTACTGCTGCTCTTAATC